GCTTGAAACTGCGTAACTGCTTCCGCAAGCACCGGATGCGTTGCACCACTCGCTCCTTGAAACGGTTCTGATCTGTTGTCATATTTAAATCCTAATAAATCTAAACCTTGAGTATAAGACTTTTCCCAATCTTTTCTAGACATAGAATAGTCCATATATTTTTGATTTAATTCAGAACCTAATGAACCTAAAACATCATCAGGTAAAAATTCTGCTAAGTTTGCATAATGCTCATCCCCACCTTCAGGTGTTGCAGCTTCTGGATCCATGTTTATATCAACTGATCCATCTTCATTCTCTGTCACTTCAACTGCATCAGGTGCGTCTTGTTGTTCTTCGGTTGTCTCTACAATTTGTTCTTCGATTTCTTCTTGACCTGGAAGCGTAATCTCTTTTCTAGGCTCGTTTGGAAGAGCCTTGTCTATGTCTGCCATTTATTTTCTCCGTTAATTTGACTGTTTTAACAGTATTATACTTTAAATTCAAGCCTTGTGACTGGGGTCCTGATTTAGGTGGCGGGCCTGATTTTTTTCCTTTAGAATACATTATTTAATTCCTAATTTCTTTCTTAACTCAAAAGGTAATCTCTCGAGAATATATCCAGCATCTTCAAGTTCTTTTGCTGTAATATTTTCAATTCCTATTTCATTTATTAAATCATCTATATCTTCTAGTCCCTCTTCTATGTCTTTCATTTTACCATCAAAGTCTGATTTGACTGTATACTCATCATATTCATTGGGTACAAAACCTGTACTTTCATCTGCTTGACCTTTAGTCAAAGTCAATTCTTGCTCTTTGTATCCAGGAAGATCTGGATCTCCTTTTATAATTTTAACCTGCATACTACCTGTATCTAAATCTTCATATAATTCATAATCTGCATCTGAAGTTCTGTAAGTAGTAACCTTTTCTTTGGGTTGATTAGCAAATATTTTTGTTTCATCTTTTCCTAAATTTTTTATTTTATCTACAAGTTTAAAAAAATATGGTGGTATAGTTTTTGCCCCTTCAACTATTTTTGGTGCAACTTCTGCAGCTGGTTCAGCTGCTTTAAAAAATTTTCCAGCAAAAGGTAAAGCGGTTAGTCCACCCAATACTTTCATGAATTTTCTTTTGTTTGGATCATCGGGTCCATCTGCAAAACCTACACGGCCACCTACTGCCATATATTGCGTTGGTATTTCTTGACCCATAAATCTTTTACCTGTTATTAAATCTTTTAAACCTTGTATGTTTATGGCTCTTGCTTTAGCAATATCTGCTTCTTGTGATTCTCTTTCCATTTTTCTTTTGGCCATAGCAGCTTCAAATTTTTTTTCTGCTTCTTCTCTGGTTAAATCTGATTTAATTGTCGGAGTTTCAAAGTCTGTATCTAACATTGATTCGTCTTGGGCAATTTTATCCGCCATTTCTGCTTGTTTAACAATAGATCTTGCTTCCCTTTCTTCAGGGGATAAAGCCATTACATCTTTTGCATAACCAATTGCATTGGTTCCAATCAAACCATACTCTAAAGCTTCAGCAACAGGTTTTCCTGCTTTTAATGCTTCGTAAGTATCATCGACCGCAATGTAAGTACCAATTGGACCTAATGCTTTTAGACCTAATGTGAAAAATTTTTTCTTTTTAATATCATCAGGAATATTTTCTATTCCTTTTGCTATTTGTTCTAATCCTGGAAGTAATTTTGAAAAAAGTTGTCCTTGTCGAATATCAGGAACTCTAGATTTAATTAATTCTTTAAGAGCTTTATCATCTTGTTTTTTTACAAGCTCTACAGCTTTTTTTAAATTAGGTTGTTTAATTTTTTTTACATCTTTTTTAGGTCCAGCAGCAACAAATCTAACATACTGTTCTATTGCATCTTCTATTTTATTTTGTTGCTTACCTAGTTTAATTGGTTTTATATTTATTTCTTTAATTTTGTTTTTTGACAAACTATATTTAGGTAACACACTTCTATCTATCGTGCCTAAATTTTTAGCTACAGCATCATAAATTTCATTTACTGTTTCAATAGATTTTTTAGCTGTTTTTTTATCATTTAATTTTATTGATTCTCTGGCTGTTCTTAATTCATTCTTTATTGTTTTATAAATATTATTTTTTGCTTTAGCTCCTAAAACATTAAAATTAAAATCTTGAGTAGTTATACCAACTTTTCTTAAAGCATCAGGGTCTTGAGTTATGGTTCCAGGAGTGATACCTTGAAAGTGTTCAAAACTTGGACGTAAACTTTTAGGAATAGCATTTCTATCAAACGCTCCTACAACAGTTCCTTTCGCTGCTTCTCCAGAAAATCTAATAGCTTTTTTAAGTGCGTTATCAAGCTGTGAGGGTGTTAAATCTTTATAAACTTTCGGATCTAAACTCATTAATTGTTGCTGTGCTTTTCTGTAAGCCTCTCCACTTTTTTTATCAAATTCTACTGAACCTTTTGGTTTAGTTCCTCTTAATCCTTCTTCTATAAAACCCTCTTTTTTTAATCCAAGATAATATCTATAGAGCTGTTGGTTTTTTGCTTTTGTAATTTTATTTTCATAAGACTTACCTGTTAAATCAGTTGCCATCTGTGATATGGTTCTTTTTTGATAGTTATCAGCAAAAAATTTTTTTTCGGCTGAAGTTAAACTAGTTGTAGAAGATTGCCCTCGTTTTGACTTAAAACTTTTATTTTTATATTTTTTCGGTAGTTCTTCTATTACTTTATTTATAGTT